GTTGCTAAGGCTTCCTCGTCTTCTCCCGTTAGTTCTCTTACAACTGCCGTTGTTTCCCATTCCCGTGTTTCTTCATTAAATAAACCTTTAATCAACTGAACATCAGTCGGTGGAGTTGAGTCAATAAATGGTGCTGGGTCTTCAAGAGCGGCGTTTGCACTTTGTACAAGTGAGGATAAGTTGTCTGACATTTTGTAATCTTTCTTTTAGTTTTACCAAATCAGAGAGTAGGTGGAAGCCTCTGCTGCGGAGAATGCTAACACAAATCCTTCATGGTGAACTGTAAGTTCTTGTACCATAAGACCACTGTCTCCAGCACTCAAACCACCAAGGTTGAATGCTCCAGGCCAGCAATTAAACAATTTCATCATTAAGCGCTTGTTACCAATTGCTTTTGAAGATGATGTGTTCAGACTCTCACCATTTGAGTAGGTGTACGCATTTGAAGTTGTTGGGTGGTCATACACAGCAACAGTGATGTCACAACGATAATCGTGTCCTGAATCTGTGCCTTTGCTACCGTTAGGTACACCACTTTCCCATGAATGGATAAACTGTTGCCATTTCCATAGTTCGTTTCCTTCAGCAAAAACACCACGAACAAACGATACGGCGCTAAAGTCAGATAGACCAACCATTTTATGTGTGTGAGTGTTCATACCACCTTCACGATATGCAAGCAAATCGTTGGTAACACTTAAACCACTCATGGTGGAAAACCCAAGTTGTGCAATATTAGGGGTCATTGTTTTTAAAGCAGACCCATTAGGCTCAATTGTTACTTGAAACTTAAAGTTACGAAGTGGGTCGGTGCGTTGTGCAATTGTCATTTTTATTTACTCCTTAAACCGTTTCTACGGTGGTGTTGGTTCCGCCAGAGAACTGGCTGATATTGATAACGATAAATTCAGCAGGTGCTTGTAGTGCTACACCTACCTCTACATGAAGTTCACCATTTTGTACTGCATAATCAGGATTGTTTGTGGCATCACAAATAATGTAGAACGACTCAACAGCGTTGCGTCCCTTAAGGGCGCCTGCTCCCCACAAGTCCGAAAGGAAGCGTGAAAGACGGCTATTAAGTTGTGTCCATGTACGCTCACCGTTTGGTTCAAATAATGCGTATTGTGCAATGTTTTCAACATTGGACTTGACATAATTCAAGGTACGGCGAACAGGAACATACTTTGTGATATCGGTGCGCTTGAGAGTACGAGAGCCATTGATAATGACTCCACCGCCAGGAATGTTCTTTAGGCTGTTGACATGTGCGTCATACAACAATCCTGTCTCAATGTTAGTAAAGTTCTTGGAAAGACCATAAGAACCACGAACATCATAGGCGTACCCTGCTGGGGCTTTGCCAACTGAACGCTCTGCCTCAACACGAGTAAACAATCCAGCGACTGCCCCACCTGGATAGGTATTACGAAGGGTGGCAGTTCCTGAACGAGCAGGGTCTGGCATCTTGATCATTGGGTAGTACACAGCACCATAGGAAGACTTGTTATAAGTGTTGGTAATACCAGTAATACCAGCAGTCAAAAGTTGTGTTGGGTCTGGATCAATAATGACAAAACCATTTCCACGAGTTTCAGCGTAGGTAAGGGCATAGTTAATTCGTGAAGCAGTTGATTGACCAACAAGGTTGATCAACAAGGCACCTTCAACACTTTCTAATGTATCAATAGCGGCTGTCCAGTCGCCATCTACAACAGTGCCGTTGGTTCCCGCAGTGACTCCTAGAGGGTATGTTGCAGCAGTGATGGTGTAAACCACGCCAGCAACAAGTGTGGCATCTACTTCATACACATCTACAAAAGTTGAATAAGAGTTAACAATAGTAGTGATGTACTGTGGGGAGTCTGGATCAAGGGATACTTCATTCCAGCGCTCTACTTCAGAACCGTTAAACACAACAGCAAGGTTGAAAGTAAGAGGTGCACCTGTTCCACCAATGCTTTCAGCAACACCATTACGCAATCCCGCAGTGATAATTACTTTAAGACCAACTTCAGTGGTGGTTCCTGTAGCGGCTGCATAGTTTGCCCAAGTACCAACATTTTTTGCTTGTACTCTGAACAATGTTGTGTTAGCACCACCAGCAATGGTTCCTGTAATTGACCCAGATTTTGCTTTGAGATCAGCGGCTCCACCTGTGGTTGTTGTATGTGCAACACGGTTGACATAAGCAGTGCGACCACCGTTTGAAAAGAAGTGGTAAACAGCGTAACCAAGGTCAGATGAGTTGGTTAGGTCACCGTAAAGTGTCTTGTATTGACCCCACGAATCAATTCGTGTTGGGACAATTGGTCCACGAGATACAGTACCAAGGAACGCTGTGGGCGTTACCTCAGTACCAACTGCTGTGGCTGTAGAAAATGGACCTTCGGTGATGTATACACCTGGGCGAGTATATGTTGCCATTGTTGCTCCTTAGCAATAAACGGGGGTTACGAGTTACTTGTGATTGGTTCAACTGTTGGAACAATTGAAGTGATTTGTTGTAGACCAAACATGTCAAGTGAGGGTATCTCAGCCGACATTTGAAGTGTGTAAATCTTTCGGAAAATACGCTTACGGTATCCAGACTCAGAGTCCAAAAGGTCCGCAGTTGTCCAATCCAAAAGATCTAATCTCCGCATTGTGCCATCCTCTGGGACTTCAATAAAGCCCTTTCGGAATGGAACAATTGTACTCAACATTTGACTGCTAAGTTGGCGATCATGGAGAGCACTACGAGTAAATGTAGAAACTTGGTATAAAAGGTCTACAGGTACAAATTCGTTACTGACTACAAACTCGTTTGTGCCAATGTTTGTGATAGTGCTCATGTCAGAAAGACGGCTAGGCCAGTAGTTCATAGAGGTAGGACCATTGTTGAATCTACTGCGTTGTGGTATCCCAGGCTTTGCATACACCAATTGATTTTCAGAATGCTGACGATTTTTAGCGTGGACTAGGTCAATCATTTCAATAGTCATGAAAGGATAAGCACGCTCAGTTTCTGCCTCTGGATAACGGTAGAACACTTGTACAGGACGAGCGCCATTACGGTCATCGGATACTGTTAAAGTAGAAAAGCGTGCTTTAAGAGCCGCATCTTCAGCAAGAAGGAAACCCTTATTTGGCATTAGAAGCCACCCAACTTACGGGATACAGCCTCAGTAAGTTGTTTTTTAATATCTTGTGAGCGCTTAAACGCTGTAGAACGAAGGAGACCAGTAGCCACTACTCTCTTACTAGGATCACCAAATTCAAGCATGTTTGTTTCATCAGATGGTTCATTTACACCATATTCTAAACTGCCATCAGAAATACTGACTTGTGCTTTGTCAGATAAATGCGCCCAGTCTGGGTGGTCAGACATCACATTAGATAAATGAGTTTGTTCATTGCTTAGGGTCTCAGCGACTGCTTCCGCTACGGCTTCTGGGTATTTTGCCACAAGGGTTTCTAGAGCAAAAATGAAAGGAAACTCACCGTGAATAATACCCTTAGAGTCCTTGGATGTATGCAGTTGTGCAGAAGTCATTACTTCTCCCACGGGACTCTAGGCGTTGTACCCCTTAGTGCTTACTAAGGTTATATACAGTTTATCAGAGTTGAGGTAACGCAGAAGGCCAAGGAAGGTTCTGTGAAGAGGTCGCTGCTGGTCCCACATCAAAAGGCATTTCTTGATTAATATAGACTTCAATACCTTCAACCACGACAATAACATCGTCAGAGGCTCGTCCACGGACACGGTAGGACACCACTGAAAAGTAGCGCCCGTCATATAAAAACATATCATTTAAATGGCTTTTATATTCGTATGGGGAGGTAACCCCAGCCTCTCGGAAGTCTTGGATAGACGCCACAAAGTTAGCCAATTCCACAGCCTGACGGCCTTCTGGAATAGCACGCTTTTGGTCTTCAGCCTCAGTAACCATCAAGATAGGGACTACAACACCATTTTTGTATCTGCGTCCACCAGTACCAGGAACGCCTTCATCGTACACATCGTCATACACGGACTGGGTTGAGGTGTTTGTGCCTAGTGGAGTGAACTCAAACCAGACCACAGACTCACCATAGGCTTGCTGGTACCTACGGTAGTGCTTTCTAATGTTTCCTAGTTCTCTGCGGATTTCCATTAGTAAAAAGCGTTGCTTGAGTAAGCAGTTGGGGGTTCACCGTCAATAAACACATCTTCACGCAGTGGCTCATCCGCCTCTGTAACAAGGATATGTCCTTCTGTATCTTCAATAAAGATACGCTCAATTGGACCATATTCGCCAATTTCCTTACCCTTGTATAGAGGTACATAACGATTGGTTGTGCGAGAAATACGGCGAAGGCTGAATTGAGAAATACGCTCAGGACCAATGTTGAGGTTATTGGCGTGCTTGTGGTACTCAACCTCCCATTGTTGACACAGGCTCTGGAGCATACGGAAACGCTGAGATCCAGGTATGTGGATGGATTCTGATGTCATGACATCAATATCACGGGCGTACTCTGTCATAAGGGCTTGTAGAGCCTCTATAAGAGCGCCTAAGCCGATTACATCCAATACTGCTTGGTTAGCCTGCTCTAAAGGAATGTCAATAGTAGGTTTATGGAAGTTAATTGAACGCTCTGCGTAAAACTGTAAATCTTCAGGAAGAACCCACTCGTAGTAATACCCTTCAATCATTATGGTGGTATTAGCCGCAGGGGTGCTGGCAAGGCGCATAATTCCATTACGGTGGTCAAGGCTGTATTGCGCTGTGGTTAATTGGGTAACAACATTGCTGGTAACTGTAGCCACCCAAATGCTGTCTGGGTCAATGTTTACTTGACCCAACTCGTAGGTGCGACCAATAGTGTCAAAGGACACCTGAAAGAACTTAGGGAAATCACGAAGGTAGTTGCGAGCCAATTGAATGGTATGTTCAAGGACTGTTAATCCAGTGCTAGTTGTAGACGCCATTATTGATCTCCTGAACCCGCACCTGGAAGGGTGTCTTGGTATGGTTGGTTGACTTGTGGCTGTTGTTCACGGTGTCTGTGGGACATAACAGAACGCACACGAGTAATGTCAGTTACCGACCCTGTTGGCGTGGGTAGAGGGCGTGGTTCTTCACTCATTTACCCTCTAAGGCTTCAACTCGTGCTGTTAACTCTGTAATTGTGTTTTCTTGTTGTTTAATAACACCCAAGAGTTCTACTGCAAGCATTGTGTAGTTAATTGCTTCTGGTTGTTCAGTCTTGTCGTAATAGACAAGATGAGTTAAGCCAGCATCATGCATGTCTTCAGCAATTAAACCAAACTGATTAAAACGAGTGTCTTGTGAGTCTTCTTCAATATGTTCTGATTTGTAGTCAAAAGTTACTGGATTAACATTTAAAATTCTTTTTGTTAAATCGGTGTATTCAACAATGTTTTCTTTAAACCTACGACTAGATACCGATGTACCTATACTACTGTTAGAACTGATGAGGGCAGTACGACCAGCAGAAATCAATTGTGTATAAGCAGTAGTTGCGTTTACGACACGAAGACAGGCTTCCCCAAGGTAAGTGTATTGACCACTTGATGTAAACTGGTAATCCGTAGAACCTGTAGAAATATAAGAGTAAGCATTTATAGTTGCAGCAGTTCCCCAGGCTCCAGCATTGATAAGACTAAAGTATATTCCATAAGTTGAGTTGTACAAGAATGGAGCAGAACCAGTAATATTAATGGAATAAGTTCCACCGTTATTTTCTACTAGAGATGGTTTTCCAGAAACACCCGACCATGGAACGGTGCCTGCACTTGTAGCGCTTGTGGCACTTGTAGCAGTAGTTGCATTACCTGACAGTGGTCCTACAAAAGAACCTGCTGTAATGGTGCCAGAAGTAGAGATGTTACTGTTAGCCGTCCAGTATGCAAGGTTGTACCAAGTTGACCCAACTTTTACTGAAAACGGAGAAGCAGTCGTGCTTCCAGGTGTCCATGATGTGTTGACGAAGGTGTCACCAGCAGAACCTCTGTTAGCAGAGACAGTATCCCCAAGGGTACGGTTTGTGGTAGAGCGCACAAAGACACGCTTGTCAACGATGGCTCCTGAATCTACTACACCATTATCAACACGGTATATAGACGCCAATACAACATCTGTCGTGTCAAGGTTTACTTGGTTTGCACCAGAACCAGATGATGGGAATCTAGGGTTTGTGCTACCAGTTGCAGGGGCAACTGCATAACAAGTAACGGTTGATCCCGATAAACGGGCGTATATAACATCAAAGAAGGCAGGTGATGCATAAGCAGTTAAATCAACTATTCCACCAGCGTATGGGTAGTACGAGCCATTGATGAGTACCTCACCAGCGGCAACAGTTACTTTTTGAGCAGTAGCATTAGGGCTAACAGCGCAACCACTGACTACACCACTTCTTTGATTTCCTAAAATTTGGAAATCTAGGGAGTCTGGCTCTGCCTGATTTTGATTGAATGAATCAGGCGTGTTTGGAATTGTAAAGCCAGACATTTATTCCTTAAAGAGTGTCGTAGATGTTCCCGTGGTTTTTGAGGTGGTCATAGAGACCTACAGGAAGCGTGTATGTCTTCCCATCTTCAAAATCAAAAGTGTCTTGACCCCAGTACATTCTCCAAGTGCCTTTAACACGGCCTTTCTTGGACTCAGGTGCTCCAGGAGCGACAACAGAAGCCT